TGATCCGTCGTGGAAAAGCGGGTTTAGACAAAAGGTTCTTACTTGTGCACAGTGTAAAATGGAATACCCGCCGGTAAGATTGAATCAAGTCTACTGTAGTAATAAATGCGGGGAGATTGCATTATACGAAGAACGGTTGAAAACTTTACCACTTCCTATACGACCAAAAAATACAAAAAACGTCAAGGCCATAGAAGACTACGAACAGGAAACTAAACTTAGAAACGAAATAGTCGAAATAATAAAACTCTTAAAAGGCGACATTCCAGAACCAGAAGTCGTCGAACCACTAAAGCGAGAAAGTCATGGAACTGATAGAGGCGGTGAGAAACATATTGCTGACAATAGCGGCGTTAGTTTGGACAGTGGTTGGGTTGATAATCCTGTTGAAATTGATATCGAAGCAGACGAATCTAAACCTGAACTTCAATCCGCTTCGGCACGTGGTTAGTAAGTATCCAACCGGACAGTTTAAACCCGAGCCTGATTTAGGCCAGAGTAGTGGACTAACGCAAGACGACATTGCCTGGGCGTTAGAACAAGGCGCAGAAGACGATGATGATGTTTTAGATTATGTTAGTAAGCATAAAAACGAGGTAGGTAGATAATGACTGTTTTCCAGCACGTAAAAGATGCAATCGGGGCTGAGGATCTAGCACTAGGCGATTCAGGTTCTACGTTCTCACGAGAGACACACACCGGTGGTGCTATCAGTATTAGTTACATAGACGCCGAGGTTATTCCCTCAACAACTTTAGGTGGTTATATCGGTGATAATTTACATGAACAAAACACAGATACAGGAACCACAGAAGATACATTTGAGATCAACTCAGATGGTCATGGTGCTACGTTAGATACTACCGGACTTACAGCAGATCGTGTGTTTACGTTTCCAAATACAAGTGATCAAGAACTCATTGGAGCTACGGATTTAGCTTCCGTTGCTTCAAGTCTAGGTGCTTCATTAGTTGGTATAGAAGATTCTAGTGAGCTTATTACCGGAACTGATGTAGAAACGGCACTGACGGAAATTGCTCAAACTGTGTCAGACATGACCCATCCACAAGGTTATAAATATGGTTTTGAACTTGGTTATTCTACCACTACGGCAATCGTCATTGAAGCCGGAATGTGGTCATTATGGACGACTTCAGAAGCATTAGTTTATACAAATTTGATTACTACGTTTACTTTAGGCTCTGGTGGAAGTAACAGTAGTTCGGAAAATCTAGACGCAGGTGCTCAAGAACTTCATTATATTTATATCGATGACTCAGCAGTGATTTCAAAGGCAGGTGCATTGATTACAGCTGTTGAATTTAGGAATCATACTGAAGTACCTACATACAACCGAACAAGAAAAGCCTGGATGAATACTAGCAATGACAGATGTATAGGTGCTGTGTTAATTGATGCAAGTAATCATGTACTTGATTTCGAGGTTTTTGGTGGGCATTATTACCAATACGCCACACCGATAGAAGAATTTGCTATTGCTGCGTGTGGTGCAACTTATAGCGCTGTTGATGTTTCTAGTTGTGTTCCAAAATTTGCAACTCGTATACGCATACTAGCGCACGGACACGGAACTACGACATTTTGTTTTGATACTTCATCGACGTCTGCTACGCCAGAAGCGCATTATGTAGTTAGCGGACACTCACAAACATTCGATATTCCGGTTAGTACATCACAGGTGTTTTATTTGAAAGGTACCACGAGTGTATCGGTTGCTTTATATGTGGTAGGATATTACATAGACGAATTATAAGAGTGAGATATGACAAAACAAACCCAACAAGATCAAATTGAAAGTTACGCACGCTTAAAGCTTCTAAAAACGTCTGTCGAACAAGCTATAGAACAGAAATATCGTCTCAAGCTCATGAATATTTACAAAGAAGCTAGTATGTATAAAGACACTATATCAAGAAACTGGTCAGATTACGTTACCTTTTTGCGCGGTACTAGTCAATGGCCAGCCAGAAGGCCGAGTTATAAAGTAAGTGCTTTGATAAATTTCATGGTTGAAAATATAGAACGCAAAACAGCACTCCTAACAGACGCAAAGCCTATTCCAAAAGTCATTCCGCGAAGTGACGTATATCAAGACACAGCAGATATTATAAACGATCTAATGAGTATGCTTTTTGAAGAGAACAGTTTTGGTCAAGCATCTGCTGATTTAGTTGACAATGCTCAAGTTTTTGGTTCTGGTTTTATGGGAACGCCGTTTGATAAATCCGGTGACAATGGTCGTGGTGCTATAGACGTCGTGAGTTACGATCCCCGCGCGGCGTATTTTGATCCTTTGGTTACTAAAAGTTATCTACTTCATGAAGGCGAGTATTTCATACTTGAAGACATTTGGGCACTTGAAAAAGCACGTGATATGTTTCCAAAACGTGCAGATGATTTTAGAGCAGACGTCGGTTTGTCTAGTTATAGAAATGACTCTACTAAATCAATGTGGGGTTCTATGGTAAGTCGTGTATTCAGAACACAAAAGCAGGAAATGACACTGTCTGAAATACCTAGGGTTTATATTAGAGAGTTTTATATAAAAGACAGATCAGGTGAGTTTAGGAATAATTGTAGAAAATCCGTAATGGTTGGTGAAGTCATAGCAGATGATGGTGATAACCCGTACAACGACGGTGAGTTTCCTGTTGATATGCTAACTTGGCATGTGGATTTTAACTCCGGTTGGGGCTGGGGAGATGTTGAGTTGTTAAAAAATCCCCAAGAGTTAAGTAATAAAATAATGTCTGTTATTATAGAAAACATTACTTTAATGTCTAACGCTATTTGGGTAGGTGATGCAGACGCACTAGCAAAGGAAGATTGGAAAAAACTGAACAGTGCTCCTGGGACGTACGTCAAGAAACGTCCTGGCAGGGAACTTCGACGAGAACCAGGAGTACCTTTACCGGATTATATATTAAACGTTTTAGACAATGTAGGTATGGCCGGAGAAAAAATTACTGGTATGGTAGACGTAATGCGCGGAATTAGAACTGGTCAAGTGAGTTCAGGTGTAGGTATTGAATCACTGCAAATGATGGCACAGGCGTTGATCAGACTCCGCGCAAGAGCACTTGAAACTGTATACGCGCGTGTAGGGCGTAAACTAACTTCCCGCATTTTTCAATTTTATAAACCTGATAAGATAATAGAGGTTTTAAAAAACAGACAAGGAAATAAAGCAGTTGAAGCAGTTGTCAGTGAATTGATTAAACCTATAAGTGAAAGGCGCAAAGATGCTTGGACTGATATAATATTTAAAATCGAACCGGGTTCTAGTTTAGCACTTGCACAGACACAAAAGAGAGCAGAGAGTATTCAGTTACACGAACTTCAGATAATTGACGACGAAGCAGTTTTGGACGATTTGGAGTACCCACACAGAAACAAGGTTTTAGAACGTGTACGAAAAAAACGCCAAGATGATGCTAATAAAGAAGTTCCAGCACGTACAGGCCCCGGAAGTCAGGGTTCGCAGTTTCCTAACCAAACAGGCGCAAGTCCAGCGGGGAAGACATAATGATAAAACAGTTTGAGAATAGACTAGATATTTTAGACTTTTTACCCTGGATAAAACAAGTACCAATAACAGACGATACACATGCAGACATTATTGGTAGATATTTAAGCGGCTATTATCAAGGGTTAATTGGTACAAAGGATGGTAAACCTGTGGCATTGATGATTTATTACGTGAACGAAAAAACCAGTACACTTTTTATTGTTTTACTTTATGCTAAGAAACAGGTTATAGGTTTTTATAAGGAGTTTTTAAGTTTATGTAAAGAACATAAAATTAAGAAAGTACGTGGACGTAGTGTACATGATATAGGTATACTTAAAAATCTGTTAATAGACGCTAAGAAACTTTATTCAGTGTACGAGAAGGAGATCTGAAATGGGTGGTGGTCCTGGTGGTGGCGATAGTGGAGCACTAACAGGTGCTCAGATTGGTGCAATGGCAGGTAGTGCAGTTCCCGGTCTTGGAACACTCGCTGGTCTTGCGATTGGTGCTATTGCTGGTC